GGCGCTATTGCGAGTGGGAGTGGGGCACGCCCGAAGAACTGCAGGCCCTTAAAGACGCTGAGTTGCTCACGGCCGGCTGGGAGCGCGGCCCGGATGGCAAGATGTACGTTCCTTTTCCCTGAGGCCTTTATGACATCACTAAACCCACAACACGTTTTTAAGCCTGAAGTGCTAGAAGCCTTACGCAAACAACGGACACATAGAGACATCGACGAAACTCACGAAGAGATGATCCTGTGCCCGGAATGTGAAAGCCAATACAATCATATCCTTCGGGTTGGTACTGAACTGGGAACCGATGAGCACGAAGCTGAAATTTACCATGGGACCAGCCTCATTTTCGAGAATGCGACTTCGGAAAGACGTTCATCATTGCGGATAGAATACTGGTGTGAGGGATGCCATCACGTCTGGCACCTTGTTTTGATTCAGCACAAAGGTGTCGCGTCCATGAAAAAGGTGGACTCTCACCGGGTTTTCAGTGCGGAGCGAGCCGCGAAAAGGTGATGTCCACCTACCGCATGCCGGCCGTTCTCCCGCAGCCCGACCAGGGCGTGTCGGCAGATTCGACGTTGCCGGGCTTGCGCGGGTTGGCCAAACTTGCTGATCTTCGTCCGACGATCGTGGTTCAGGATATCGCGATTCGCTCTAAGCGCCGAGCAGATCTGCGCTTTAGGTGCTTAAGACGGCTCCATTCCTTGATACAGATCCGGCATTGTCTGCGCATTGTTCCTCTATGACCCATGAACCAATGGCTATTCTCAGGCGTTAATTCGTGACCACGCTTGCAGTGCGATTGTGGTTGAAGGGCGTGGATCTTTGAATGCTCCGATTTGGTTATGACTTGGAAGTGAGCTGGGTTGACGCAGAATTTATTGCGGCAGGTGCATGGGAATACGGCAGCCACGGTGACGGAGCGCGGCTCAAAGGAAACAAGTTGCGCGTCCAGCACGTCGGAACGATCCGCGCCTGCCTGCACCGTGAGGTTGAAGGCACAATCAAAACGCTCTCGATCAAACGCGAAGTGGATAAATGGTTCGTGGTCGCATTCGCTGAACAGCCTGATCCGCCCAAACTTGGTAATATCAATCCGGCTGTCGGCATCGACGTTGGTCTTGAGCACTTCCTTTCAACCAGCGACGGCAAGCACGTGGAGAATCCGCGCTTCCTGAAAGAAGAGTTGCCCGATATGCGTCGTGCTGGCCGGGCTGTCAGCCGCAAGAAGAAAGGTGGGCACAACCGTAGGAAAGCTGTCAAAAACTTGAGGCGCAAGCATCGGCGTGTAGCCAATCTGCGGCGTGAGTACGCGTACAAAGTGTCGAATAATTTAGTCGGTCGATACGGCAAGATTGCTGTCGAACGCCTGAACATCCACGGGATGGTCGGGAACGGCAGACTGGCCCGGTCGATCAGTGATGCTGGTTGGAGCCAATTCATCACAACGCTCAAATCCAAGGCTGAAAGAGCTGGGGTTGAGGTAGTCGAGGTCAATCCTCGCGGGACAAGCCAAGAGTGCAGTAATTGCGGTGTGACCGTTCAGAAATCTCTGAGCGTTCGTGTGCATCGATGCGACTGCGGGCTCGTCCTACAAAGAGACGTGAACGCTGCGCGGAATATTTGCCGCAGAGCGTTCGCCGAGTCCGGAACGGGCTTGTGGAGCGTAACGTTGCCGTTGGGTGGCGTGCTCCAAGAAGCTGTCTGCTTTAGCTGACAGAGTGTTCACTCTGGAGCACGGCACCCGTCCGCTGCCGTGATACTCGGGCGACGCCCAAACTCGGGCGAGGGATCGCCCACTCCGCGCGGGGCGATAGGCATCCTCAAGGTGGCTGCAGCATAACGCATTTTTCGTTTTTCAAGCTCACTTGCCAAGGCGCCAAACAGAGCGCTATATGGAGACGCCCTGATGCCGGCGGTACGCGCGCTCGATTGAGGCCGTCTCTAATTTCGAGAACTCGCGAACCGGTTCGATATCGCCTCGGGTCCCGAACGCATGTTCATTATCGGAGTCGGCCGCCCTGCGCTCGGCGAACTCCCGGCGTGCTGATTCGGTGATTGAAAAAAGCTCAACGCGGTCAACGCATAACGACCGGTAATGCTCAAGCCGACCGCGCAGCCACGCGACTGATGAATCATCGGACTGGACGCCGGCCCACGCTGAACAGAGCTCTTCGAACACTCTCGCCGTTTCTCCCCATAGCCGACGGCAATCCTCAACTCTGTCCAGCCTGCGGCTTTCAATCGTGGCTGTGACGAAAAGCGACTGCGCCATAGCAGCTAAGGAGAGCACTTCGGTTTGATCAATCGGTTCGCCGGCAGACACACCGGCGCGCAACAAACCCGCATCTGTGGGCAAGCTGAAAGCGAATTCTTGAATGGCAGCGCAGAACATGGGTAATATCGTACACCCGTGGTCGCATTAATCGAACAACCCAAGGCTCCGGAGTCCGCGCCGCAACCGCTCACAGCCGCGGAAAAAATCAGGCGCGCGCAGTTGATTCGCACCGTTGAACGCGGCCTATCGCAATTCCTTGCGGTTGGGGCAGCTTTATTGGAGCTGCGCAGCAGCCGGCTTTATCGGGAGACCCATGACACTTTCGAAAGCTTCTGCCGCGAGACATTCGGCTTGGCCAGGAGCACAACTGACCAGGTGATCAGGTCTGCCAGCACAGCTCAAACATTGCTAGATAGCGGCGTGACGTTGCCGCCCAATACGACCGAGGCGACGATCAGGCCACTGGCCTCTTTGCCCGCTGCGCTCCAACCCGTGAGCTGGCAACTGGTCGAGGCGACATCGCCAAAGTGTGGGCCGACTCAGCCGATTGTCTCAAAGATTTGTCGCACGATTAAGAACGCGATCGAATCACCGGGGACCAACGGCACCGGGCATAAGTCGCGTAAACGCGAGCACCCCACAAGGGAGCAAAGCTTTATTTCTCCTGTCCGCCGTTTGTCAGCTTATAAAGGCTTCGATGCGAATCTGGTGACCTCGCATGTTGAGAAGTTCGCGCAAGCGCTCTCGGCCTTTACGGCTTGCCGGATCATGGCTGACCGGTGTTTAAGTTGCTGCGACATCCTCTCTAAAAGATTTCCGGAGCTGACCGATGCTTAGCCCTGGACAAACCAAGAGGATCTCGCGGATCCGCCGACGCGCTTCGCCCGAAGTGCGTGAGGCTTACGAAAACGGTTTGATCAGCGCGAAACGCGCAGATCTGTTGTTGTACAAGTCCCATTCTGAGCAGGCCGCGGAGCTTGAGCGCCGGTTCGCTGAGATCGCGGAGCGTGAGCAGAAGCACGCGACCGTAGCGCGAACAATCCGTGAATATTTGGACGGGCTCGGCGCGGAGCGGAAAGTTGACCTGATCGAGCTCTCGAAACTGATTAAGGAGGCAATGAAATGAGCCTCCCGGAGCCAGAGTATCTCGAAACGCTTTCAGTCGATCAGCGTGCGAAGTTGCTCGAGTTCATCGATCAAGCCGACGCGATCATTGGCGGCAGTGATTTTGATCGATACAGTGCGTGGGAGGATGCCGAGATCATGGCTTTGTCACTGAGAGCTGCATTGACTTTGGGTTACGAGAATGAGCATCTCGAGAAACTGTTTCAACGCGAGTTTGGGATTGCCGGCGTGACCGAAGGACTGCTCGCGGATTGGCTTGCGGTCATCCTGTTGGCTGACGCTGAAAGAAGAATTCAAGTTGCGGCTGGCGGGAGAAATTGAAGACATGTCATCAGTTTCTTCTTTTTCCACCGACGTCAAACCCGTACCGAAACGGGATCAGAGCAAACGACGAGCTGGTTATCAGCCGAAGTTCACTGCAAACGGGCGCCCGGGTAAACGAACGCCGCAATTAGAGAAAGCGTTGTTGGCAGCCATCGAGACGGGCGCGCCGTATCGCATCGCGTGTTTAGCGTGCGGGATATCAGACGACGCATTTAACGAGTGGCGGCGCAAAGATCCGGTGTTTGCCAAGCAGGTAGAGGAAGCGGCTGGCAAGACGGCGTTGAGGTTGTTAAAAAAGATTGAGGCAAACGCGGAGGAGAATTTCTCGGCGGCCGCCTGGATTTTAGAGCGCCGATTTCCGTCTGATTTTTCGCGGCCTGAGATACAGCTTCAAATCAACACCACCAACCAGACGATTAACAACACGCTGGTCGTCACCGCGGAAGTCGCCGGCGAAATAAGCTCGAGAGTTCGTGAGGTGGACGCCAGGATTGAGCGGCTCCTGAAAGACAAAAGAGGCGGCAATGGAGCGCCTGGCTTTCCCGAGGTTCCAACTGTCGTCCACGCGACGGTTTCGGCGCCGATCACCAAGCCCGTAGGCGAACCATCGCCGGGTTGGTGGGCACAACTCAGTCAAGGCGACAATGCCAGGCTGATCGCGAAGGAAGCGGCTGTTTTTGTGTGCGGTACTTTGGTGCGCGAGGTTCTGGGCGGACTTGCATCACAATCAACAACGGTCGAATTCAATAGTGAGGTTATTACGCTGCGTGATCTGCACGCGGCGATCCAGGATTTGATGGGACCGGAAGGCTGGAGCGCGCTGGTCAAGAAAGCCGGCCGCGGGTGAGCAAACTGTTCTGCCCGGCAGTCGCCTTGTCTAAATCTTTATGCGTTATCGAAGAGTGCTCCTGCAACAGTTCCAGGCCAAGCTGGCTCAGCTTAAGGATCCTGCGCTCAATGAGCGGTGCGAGGCGATCCTTGAAGGATTCGACCAGGCTGAAGCCTCTGGCCACGAGGTGAGTCCGTGGCTAATTGGCGCCGCCGAGCAGTTGCAGTGCGAGCTTGGAGAGCGGCAGGCGGAGCGCAGCAGGCTGATCGCGGAGCTGGACCGCTGGATCGAGTTCCGAGCAGGGAAGGCGCTCGAGAAGAACTGACTCTCTCGCGCGAGACAGAGTGAGCAAAGTGTTCTGCCCCCGAGCAAAAACTCGCATTTCTGCGTAAACTACGTCAAACTCACGGGCGTTGTGAAAAAGGTGTTGGTCTTGAACCGCGGCGCGTTGGGCGAACAGTACGGACAAGCTGCGCCGGATGGCGGCCCATTGCGATGCTATCGAATAGAACAAGCTGGACGCCTCGAACTTGTGCGAGTTCTCAACGACCCGCCTTCCTACTGGTTTGTCTTGATCCGCGGCTTTAACCAGTCAGACAACGGACCAGATCGGCAAGCTTTAAAAGGTTTAACGACTCCGTGGGGCAACGGTGTCTGGCGATTTCTGGACGAGGCAAAGGCAAAAGTCAAATTTGAGCAGCTCGCTAAACTCCCAATCTTCGTCACGGAACGCGCGCGGATGTTGGAGGCACGTGCAGAATCGGCAGAACGCCTCCAAAAGGTCCGAATACCCTTCCCGAAGAAAGCAGAACCACTAATCGCATCGTAGGACAAATTTTATGGCTTCAAATTATCGCCCGTACTATCCGCGCGTCCAGAACCGACCGCAAACCGCAGAAACTAACGATGTCCAGCGCGGAATGGCAATTGGCTCCGCCTTTGGTAAAGATATCCAAGGACTTGGGGCGGCTTTAGCTAAAGGGATACAGGAGCAGAAACAGAACCAGATCGCCAACCAGCTGATGGACGAAGCGTCTATCGGTGACCAGCCTGGGGCAGGCCAAACGATGAGTTTGGGAAAGCTTGGGGGCGACGGTGGTGCGGGTCAGACCCAAGATATGGGACGGGTTGCGCCCAACCCGGCAACCGGCAACGTTGAACCGCTCCAGCAAGACCAGGGCGTTTCCGATGACGAGTTTAGCAGGGCGATAGCGGCGGCTCGACTGCAAAGTTCTCCGTCTGCGGCCACGGTTGGGAATGCGCCGGCCACTAGCGCTAATGGCCAGCCTGGAGGCGATTTCACCTTGAACCCGTCCGATTATTCGGCGGGCGGAACCGCGTTTGGAGACCCAGGCACCAGTGCCGGAACCGTGGGCGGTTTGATTCATACCGGCGGGGTAGCCGAGATGGATCTGCGCAAAGCGATGCTGGCGCAACGGCTTCAGCAAGAGGCCGCTAGAGCGAAAGCCGCCGATGAAGCGGCAAAAGCCAGCGGGACTGGCCAATACGCTTTAGAAGCTGCACAGAAGAGAGCGACTTTAGAGAAAACCCAGATGGAAATTGCTGCTGGGAAAAACAAACCAGAAAAGAATCCGCCGGCGGAAAATATCGCCAGTGAACCGGTGATCGATCAAGAGCAATTAAACAGGCATATCGACGGGATTTACGGCACCGGAACTGCTAATGACATAGCGGCAACTTTGAATGAGCCTGATACCATTCCTGATCCCAATGATTCGACCAAAACTATTGCCAACCCCAACGCGCCAGTGGCGACAGGAAATTCCGTCACGGTTGGACCTGATAAACATCGAGTTACCATGTCGCTTGCCGAGGCTCAAATTTATGCGAAACAGGCCAACGCGTTACGGCTCAAACAAGGTTTGCCGGCGTACAGGGTACCAGGCGAAAATCAGAGCGTGGGAGCAACAGCAGGCAATCCTTACCCTGCTAAGAATAATCTGGACGTTTATAGCCGGGCGCCTGGAACCTGGATAAGACTGCCGAACGGCAAGGTTGCGCAAGTGCCTGGCAAACAATAAAAGGAGTTTCTTTTTGTCAACGACCGCGGTCCCCTGCCTAAGACTTTATGGCCACGACACTAGAGGATGCGATCAGACGACGGCAAATAGAAGAAGCCTTGAGTCATCTGGACACCGGGGCAACTGCTCTGGATACATCGCCTTCAGAAGACACTGCGCCAGCGTCCGAAGAAGTTTCTTCTGGCAGCGATTATCCGGCTAGTGAAAGCGGCCCGAAGATTGAAGTACCCAAAAAGGTCAAAGGGGAATACGGCGACTGGAATGAATGGCCGACCGCGGATCAAATCCCAGCCGGTCACATCGATTTAGCCCCGCCCGGACCTACGCCAACGCCGGAATCCTCCTTCGGTCCCGATCTCCAGACCGACCCCGAAACCGGGCAGCGGTACGTCGTCGATCCAACCGCTTCGGCTGGCATGGTTCCGTTCGCAGAGCTCGCCACTGAGCGCGACAAGGAAGCGTTCAAGCCGAGCGACGTTACGTTGCCCAAGGAAACTGTTGAGGCTACCGCGCCAGCTCCGGACAAGCTCGACCAGGTCGAGCGCGCCACACTGGTTCAGTTCCCGAAAGGACAACCAGCGACCATGCCATGGCACCCGGCTGGACAAAAGCCAGTGCCTGGGTTCATTGAGGGAAGTAAGAACGCCATTCTTAATCCTGCAGCTGGAGTTATCCCGCCGACACCGGCGCCGGACAAGTTGAGTCAAGTCGAACGAGGCGAGCTAGTCAGTGTGCCTCCAGGGACTGCGCCACGGGCGGTAGGAGTAGCTGCTCCGGTTACTTATCCCAGGATTGCAGAAGATCAAGGAGCGCCAGGGACACCACCTAAAGTGCAACCGGCTCAGCCTGTAACAGGTCCGCAACCGAGCGGGCCTAAGGCTCCGGGGACGATTGTGCAGCCTGCGGTTGCTCCAGTCTTCGGCGATTGGAAAACATGGACCACTGTCGACGGGACGCCGGCCGGAGGGGAAGCGGCAAAGCCTTCCACCACGGCAGCGCCAACCGCGGCGGACCTGAACATCAACACCGATTACAGCGCACAGAAAGGCTCCTATGCGCCAGGGCGTGCTGGTGACGGGAAGATTCAGGGGATCATCCTGCATTCGAGCGATGGCACTGAAAAGAGCGGCATTAGTCAACTGACTACTGGCGGAGTATCAGCGCATTATTTCGTCACGAAAGATGGGCGTATCTATCAGTTTGTTAATGATCAGGATACCGCATATCACGCTGGCGTAACTAAAGGGCCGTACGCCGGCTACAACAACTCGAATACCATCGGGATCGAGCAAGAGCATTATGATCCAGGTCCCGATGCACCAGCGGAATTTAGAAAAAATGGCGAGGCATGGTCGCCGGCCCAAGTAGCAGCGACAGCCAAGCTGACGGCTTATCTCAAGGCCAAGTACGGGATAGCAGACGACCAGATCATGGGGCATTCGAATGTTGCTCCCGGACGTAAACAGGATCCGTACAACTACCCGTGGAAAGAATTTCGTGCGGCGGTCAACGGCGCAGCCCCCGATACGACAACTACTAGTACCACCAGTACGACTGAGGTACTTGACAAGTTGCTCGCCTCAGGGGTGAACACTACTCATTTTGGATATAAGGGTGATCCGAATCTTGATCCGGAAAGCGCAGCCGGGCACGGCAAGTATGTGGAGCAGATGGTTCCCGGCTATGACGTGGCCCTGAATGCCGCCGCGGCCAAGCTGGTAGGTAATCCGCAGCCGGGCCAGGAGTTCCAGTACGCCGGCAGGACTTGGCGGTACGGCGACAAGGTGCCAGAGAAGTATGCGAATGCGCGCTTCGACATTTTCGACCCGAACAATACGGCTTTAAGCGGAGGCCAGCTAGGCGGGACAACCCAGGCGGCAGCGCAGCCAAAGAAACAAGATTGGGAATCTTGGGCGACGTTATCACCAGCCGAAGAGACTGCGGCCCAAACAGCTGATCAACAAAAACAGTTAGGTACGCTAACGCAACTGGCTAATTCGACGCCGAACGTGGTCGGGCTCTATAAGAGTTTTGATAAGCCCGTTGAGGGCGTCAGCGATGCGATTCGGCAACAATTCCAAGCTAATCTGAAGCCACAGATCATCGGGCTGATGAAACAGAAGTATCCTGACTTGAGCGATGATGATGCTTGGGCCAAGGCGCAGACTGACCCGAACGCGCTCGATGTCGGCGCCGATTTCTGGAACAAGTTTGTCGGGAGTTTCCAGCAACTCTCGCCACTCTTACAGCAAGCGACGGGCGTCAGGGCCGAGCAATCGCATTTAGACGCTTTCCTTTCGCAAGCGTTGCCTAATGGCAGCGATGCCGACAAGCATGCACTGCTCACCAAGCTCTATGCGATGCCGGCCGATCAACGTGGCGCTTATGTCTCGAGTCTGATCCCGAACCCGCAAACTGGCGTTCGGGGGCAAGATCCGCAGGAAGTTGTTTCGGCGCTCGATCGGTTAAGTGATCCGAACTACGCCAAGCAGCAAGCCGCGCAGATGGAAGTAGCGAAAGCCGCATTGAAACAGCGGATGGTAACTGACCCGCGCCTGGTCGGCACGCCGGTTGCGTTCGCGAGCGAGAACCTGGCGCAAATTCCTGAGATGATTGCGGTCGCGGGTATTCCGCCATTGATGGCTGCGCAGATTGGCCAGCAGCTTAGGGAACAAATGAAAGCCGAGCATCCCGAATACAGTGAGGATGAACTGGATCAGAAAGCCGCTTACGGAACTCTTGTTCAACTGGTCGGCCAAGAAGCAGCTGGTCGACTCTTTGGTGCAGGTACCGGCGCATTGATGCAAGGGATTAAATCGCCGATTAAAAAGGCGATTGCTCAAGCGTTGACTCAAACAGGATTAGGCGCTGGCATTTCTGGTGGCACGCAGGCGTTAACCAACGTCGTTACTGGCGAACCGATCGGCCAAGGCGTTGCTGCGGCGACCATTGGTGGTGCGTTGCAGGGCGGTGTAACAGGGGTTGTGCATGCTGGCGCAGAGGCTTTACACCCTGAGGCCCCTACCAAAGCGCCTCTGGGAGAAGAGCCAGTCACGCCTCCGCCTGAGACTGGGCCGGCTGGCGGAGCGGTGCGCGGGGCTCAACCCGAGACGATGGCGACTGGTGGCCAGGAGGCCACTGCTGGCGCAGAAGCTGCATCTGCGCAGCCGATAGAGGGCAATGCTCCAGTGACGCCTCCTTCGCCTGTGGTTACTCCTAGTCCTGTGGTTACTCCTATTAAAGGTCTTCATCCTGATAACGAAATTAAGGTGGGGGTAAATCCGTTAACTAAAAATCTCCAGATTTATCTTTACGGAAGAGAAGGGCAGCGAGGCGCTTTACCGTTGTGGGACGGAGTAACCAGAGAAGAGGCTGAGGCACTGGCAGAAAATTTACGGCAACGCGGGACAGGTGGTCAATATGTTGATCCTGGTCTTTTAAATAAAGCATTCAACCGTGCGCGTGAACGATCCGGTCAATCTGTTAGTGAAGCCAGGGAAACCGCGATTAACGCTATCTTCGAGCCCACAGCGTCTCCACCGCCGCGTCCTGGAAACATCAGCGGGGAAGATCATTACGTGGCGCGGGAAGCTAATAAGACTACTGTCAACGGGGTAGCCAACATTTACCAGAAAGCACGGACAGCTTCTGGCGAGCTTCCACCGATTGATCCTAACATTGGGGTCACCACTGAGGAACTGCTGGTGCGAGGGACAAGGATGAGCCCAGGGGAAATTGATCAGCATGTCAGTGACTTGATGAATGGGAAAGTTTCTCATCCAGCAGAAATGGCGGCAGCGGTTAGAGCAAAGGAAAGAGAATTGACTCAGCGTTCACGTCAACTGGGAATTCAATCGGAGGAAAACCCGAGCGACTCCCAACTAAAACTCGATGCTGATAACGCTTTAAAAAAACTGGTCGACTTTCATTCAGACGGCGGACCGATCAAGAAGATGAAAGAGATCTTCAACCACATCGGGGTAGGGTTACAAGGTGACCTTCAATACGATCTGTCCAGTGAGAACGGACTAAAGGAGAAATACTTCGAAGAGACTAAGGGTAAGAATTCTCCGCCCAGTGCCGACCCGCAGATCAAGGCTACAGCAAAACAGGTACGCCAGGCTCATTCGGATGAATACAAAGCGAAGTCAGAGTTGAGCCATCAGGTGGATAAATGGACTCGCGGTAAAATGAATGACGCAAAAATTGAAGAGATCCGTCAAGCAGGTTTAAAGAAAATGAACATCCCCTGCTAAAATTATGTCGACATGCTATACCGGGGAAGATCCTTACGACAACGAGCGCGGGAGAATGGCGATTTGGGCGTGGGCTAAGAAGAAGAGCGGAATTGATCCGGTCACCGGCCGGGAGACCGGCGGGGGGATTGATGAGGGAAGATCTTTTGAAGATGTTCACGACGCGATCAACCGTCACTTTTACGGCGGGATGGTCAAAGATCCAGCATGGATCACCGACAAATTAGCTGGGCGCAAGACACCGCTCAAACCTTTCGCTCTTGCTGCTAAAATAGCAGAAATCAATCGTCGCAATGTCACGGCGAAAGCCCAAGATTTGACCAACGCTATTCTGAAACAGCAGAAGCAGGGGACACCAGAAAGAGTTTTAGAGGCAGCATTTAATTTTCCCCGAAATGTAGCTGTTGGAGGCCATTCGCTTGGTCTGGGAGTTATCCACCCCGGCGACCTGGCATTTCAGCCCAGGAACATGGGGATTTTCTGGACTAATTTATTCCATGTCTGGAATAAAGCGTTTCCGCTCGTCACCGCTAAAAGAGCAGCCGAGGATCAAGTCAACGTGGATAATTACTTCACTAACAAGGTGAAGAAGAATGTCAACTATGACATGGCGCTCTACTCTAAGCTGGAGGTGGGCGAGAGATCGCACGGCGGCAACCTGGTCGGCAAACAAGGGAGCTCATCCGACAGAGCATGGACACTGATCAAAATCGCCCGGTTCAAGATGTGGAATAGCGAGTACCAGCTGGCCTTGAAACGTAACCCTACCTGGACCGAGGAACAGAAATTGGAGGTGGCAAAAGGGTTAGCCCAGATGGCCAATCATGCCACCGGGACTAGCGGCGGAATGCCTAAAGAGATAGCCCCGGCTTTATTTGGACCGAAGCTAACTGCCAGTAAAATAAGCCGCTTAGTTGGTGATCCGCTGACAACAGCCAAGGCCATTTTTAACCCGAACGCCAGCCCGGCAGAAAGATACGTCGCCAACCGGCGGCTGGTCCGCGCCACTCAATACCTCGGCACTCTGGCAGGGTTTCTGGGGGTTAATTGGGGCTTTAATAAAGCAACAGGGACTAAGGACGAAGACAACGTCAACTGGAGCAACCCAGCTAAGGCCGATTGGATGTCATTTAAGACAGGAGGGCTAGAGTGGTCAGTCCCCGGCTTGCATACTGAGCTAAAGTTCTTGGCCAACGTGATAGCAATCGGCTGGCAACAAACCCATAGCCAGAAACAGATCAATAAAGAGTCGCGCGGGTGGGGACAATGGGGTGAGCTCGCCAAATCAGTTGGTCAATATCAATTGAACAAGATCGTCCCCGGCGGACAGATAGGGTTAGAAATAGCAATGGGGCATAACTTCCAGGGGCGACCATTGCCGTGGGTAAAAGACCAAACCGGCACTGCGTACGCTCCACCTTACGGCTTTAATCCAAACTTGAAGGGAGCAGCACATGTGGCAGACGCCACTACTGAATGGGCGCTATCGCACGCTCCGATTCCTTTTGCGGGACCGATCAAGTATGTTTATGACCAGCTGCTGCGAGCCAAAGGTAGCAGCGCGCAGGATGCTCTATCGGTCATTCGTGCTCTGGGATTGGCCGGTATGGGACTGACCGGGTTGCACGCCAATATAGATTACGAGGCGGCGAAAGCAGCCGCCAAGCGCGAGCAAGTAGCCAAAAAGCTGATGGCGAGGCATTAAGGAGATTTCGCATTAATCGTCTCCTCTGAAGAGTTTAGATATAGCTCCAAGTCCTAGGCAGAGTGCGACAAAAGGGATGATTGTCTCAATAACAAATGGCATTATCACGCTAGTGCCCGTTGTAAAAACTCCTATGACACTTGCGGTGAAAAAGAGGATAAAGGCGAGCATTATTAAAGCATGAATGCCTACGGTAAGCCATCTAATGGTGAATCGTGTTTTCATTTGTAAATAGCTACGGCAATCACATTTGAAACTTGAAACATTTTTCAACAGGCTTATTATGGTTCCCCGATGCATAAGCCTGCGAGCAAACGTGGTGGCAAACGAGCCGGATCAGGTCGGAAAAAACTCAACCGGCATTCCGTATCCGCTCGCGTCGGCAACGAGCTCTATACCGTGCTGCGAAACGCGGCTACCAAGCAAGGGGTGACGATGAGCGATTTGGTCGAATCCGCGCTGGAGGAGAAATTTGGATTATCCCGATAATCGAGTTATCGCTTGGGTTATCGTCCGCGGGGACGACGGTACAGAAAAACGTATTCCTTTGCTGCACGATCCCAAGACGCCAAAAGAATTGGCGCTCAACGAGCAGGCCACCCGGATCCTGCAAAAAGCGAGAGATCAGCAAAACGCGCAGAAGCGGGAGAGCGGCAAGGAGCGGCGGCATCGGAAACGGCGCTTAAGACAGTTCCGCAACCGGTTGCTCGGCAATCCTCCAACCTAACGCAATATTGTTGCGCGGGTCGCTTGACAACGCGCAAGGATATATCCTTTAATACCAGTGCGAGGTTTTCCTCGTCTGGATCAAAAGGCCGATGAGCGCCGATGCTTAATCCATGCTGGGTTAAGGTACGATAGCGCGTCAATCCAGGGCCGGGTCAGTGGCCGAACCGAGTGTAAGTTGCAGGCGAGACTCTCTCCTCGCGCAGCCAAAACCGAGAGGCATAAACCAGAGGTGTGTTTTATGCCTTCCAAAGGCAAAGCAGTTCCCAATTCGTTCCGAATCGAAAAGATCGGCGTAATAGATCGGCTCCTGAAAAAGGACGAGCTTGCGCAATTCCTCGGTAAAGGCCGGCGTTCAGTCGAGTTGATGATGATTCATCGGCAGATTCCGTATTTCAAGATCGGCCGACACGTTCGGTTTCGCCTGAGCGATGTCGAGAGAGCGTTGGAGAAATTTACGGTCAAGGAGGTGGCTCGATGAGCGCCCATCACTTAACGAACGGGCACGCGCCATCGATGATTCTATCTGTCGAAGAATCACTCAGCCTGCGTGCTTGTGAAACGATCATCGAAAAAGGGTTGCAGACCTTTGTCGAGGTCGGAAATGCTCTTTTGAATATCCGTGAAGCGAGACTTTACCGGCAAGACTTTGCTACATTCGAGGATTATTGCCGAGGTCGGTGGACGATGGTTCGTCGTCAGGCTGATCGATTAATCCAGGCAGCAGAAGTTGCTGAAAATTTGAGACCAATTGGTCTCATTCCGACATCCGAGAGTCAAATTCGACCACTCACCAAACTCGAGCCCGAGCAACAACGAGATGCGTGGCAGACGGCAACCAGGCTATCACCAAAACCTACTGCCGGGATGGTCGCGAAAATCGTTGAGAAAGCGATCGCTGAGGCCGCGGCAAAAAATGAGAAATCCATCTACGGCGAGGTCACCGCTATCCTTGCGAAACCTCTCAGTGAACTCGAGAAACAAGAACAAGTGCGAATGGCTGCCCGACGGGAACGAGAACAAAAAGAGAAACAGGAACGCGAGATCAAGGCGCGTCATCTTTTTATCATTCTAGGCACTCTTGCTTTGGGCAAACAACCGCCAAGTGAAATCGCGATGGACCTGCTCGATTATGACAAAGACACCTTGGAAGCCACGCAATTACAACTAACTACAGGTTTGTGGCAAAAGGCGATCGAAACCCTGAAAGAATGCGCCAGCCAGTGGGAGGGAAAAAACTGATGCCTGCACCTGATACACTCATACGGGAGATCCTCGAACGCACTAAATCGCCGACTGGAGAGTTAAATCCGCTGGAGGCAACTTCTGAATTGGCCTCAGTCTATGAGGCAAGCTGGATAGATAAAAATAGATGCGCCTCAGCCGATATTGAAAGTTATAAGAGGCGGCACTGTTTCAAGGCGTTCGACGGATCGGAGCAAATGGATTTGTACGCGATCGTGGTTTTAAACGAAGGGAAAGAACGAATGTGGGCTTTTCGCAGGGATATGAGTCGGCATCACAAGCTGATGCGAATTGAGTTGATTTCTAAAAAAGATCGCGAACACCACGAGGCGGCCAAGACAGAGATCAAGTATTGGCATCAACACCTATAACGTGTTCGGCTGGCGCCCAGAGCCCTGAGAACGGCAACGGTGGGCGTCTCTACACCGAGAGGCGGCGTTGCATTTCTGGAGCACTAAAAAGTCTGCTTCCTGAGGAAACATAAGAGAGCTGGAGGCGAAACTCGGAGTTTGAAATCCGCCCGCTGCACCGCAATATTGCGAACGGCTGCTCCTGATGCTCTGGGTTAAACCAGGCTGTCTCTCAAGACGTTCAGCCACCGCCGGATCGGAAAAAGGAATGGGCTGGTCACGCGCGGTTTACTGGTTTTCCGGACATAACAAAAACCAGCACTTCACAAATCTAAATCCTTGGGAAGTAAACGTTGAGTTTGCTCAGCCAACAGCGTGGCGCTACATGAAGCTTTATGTCCATCGGGACAAATTATTCAAGTTGAATAATTTAACTGATGCCTATGCGCTCTTTATCAAAGACGCCAATAAAGAGCAAAAAGCGGCAGCGCGGGCGTCTTTACACCGAGTAGGTATGTGAGTCGGAGCCTCCGACTCACATATCCCATTGCCGGACTTTGTTCGCTTTTCACTTTCTGACCTCTTTTTATCCGCTGAACTAACCTTGTTCAGTTTTTTACTAAGCGGGTGCTCTCGCCTTATTTCGACTGTTGCTCGAGCCGGTCGTAAAGCCAGCTCTTAACTTTTTGGTTTGGAAAAGCTATCAACTTATCGACTCGGTGGAGGTTGTTAATGATTTACGAAACTCAACCCAGAACGCAACTCAACGAGGCAACACCAGCACGGCTATAACAGGTTCGGTTGCAAGTGCGGCCCGATATCTAATCAAGGGTATTCTCAAGGGTGACGAGCACATGTCGCAATTTTGCGATATGTCCCAAAAGGGGTTGAGTTCCAGACATTGCCGAAAACTGAAAAGGTAGTTCGGCCTTTGGTTAACCTTAGTGCGGAAGACCGGCAAACGATTTGGGAGCAGTCTTGTAATTGCTCACTTATAAAGTTGGTTTAACCGCTCGGCGATACAACCACGGTGCGACCGGTGTAGGATCGCTCCAGAGCCCGCGCCGCTCTTGCTGTGCTCATCAATTTCCGATGTACCTCCGATAGCAGGCCTCCCAGTCGCTTGAGATCTGCATCTGCGCGTCGTGCAACGACAGCTCGCCAGCACAGACTAGCGCGTGCAACCGGTTCTCGAGCGCGTCTTTGGCAATTGCTTCGGGCCACAGTTCGGGCCAAAGGTTTTCGATAGAGCTATTACCTCCGAGCTCTAATGGCACGAGGTGGTCCAATTCGTATTTTCCATGTTCGCTCCACGCAATCCCGTATCGCGCGAAGACCGCGTGCTTAAGTGCGTTTGACTCCGCGAACGATGGCCGGTGCGCATGCGCGTAACCTGGCGTACACACGTCGTCCGTGGTCGCTTGGGTATCCCACGCTCCAGGCGTCAGTCGCGGATCCGGCAGATCACCGGAGGCCACCTCCTGGCCGAGAGCGGCGCTCGCCAGCAATAGACCGAGCAACGCACTGAGAGCCAATCTGGGCGCGTTTGATTGGCGGTGTGTCACAGGAAGGGGGAGAAGCCCACGGGCTTTAGCCGTGGGTTCATGACTCCGTAGCCTTCCACTGATCGCCCTCGCCCTGACCCTCTACTCGCTCGACGATGCGATTGATTATGATTTGCTCGAGCGAAAGTCCTTGCTCCCGGCTTTGTTGTTCGACCTTAGCTATCTCCTCTTCAGACAGTTCGAGAATCAATCGATCGGCATCGTGCTCGATCTCGAGACTGATGAGCATGCTGACAGCAAGTGCGTCCTCGGTGCTTTCAGGCCATGAGCCCCAGCCTGGCCGGCGTGCCGCCAAGTGGTCCCAGATGTCGGCCGCCAGCGCGCTTAAACGCTCCGCGCGGACCGGATCCTTTTTTAGTCGCTCGATGACGTAGGTCGATAAGTTGATCGGCAACGCGTTCTCAGAATCTGTTTTGGCCGAGAGCCGAGCCCAGATCGTCGATGGCAAGAGCAACGGCTTGAGCTGCGGAATCTCGCTCATGGATCCACCCACGCAGCATGTGAAAACCCGAGCGGCTGATACCACACCCACGAATTCCTGCCGACATCTTCTAGCACACCGTAGCTGTCTCCCAATTGCGGGTTCTTTGGCAAGCCGGCAAATGTGTTCACCGTGCCACAAAATCTGACCGTGGAGCAGTTTACAGTGTTGATTATAGCTTCCTTTCCAACTGAAACTGATCCGCTGCGCACTTCACCGCGTCTTTCCATTTTCGACCGGTCGCAATAGAGGATACCATTGTTACGGATATGCCAAAATCCCCTGCAATCAGCCTATGCCGTTCGCCTTTAAGCGCTCTTAAAGCCACTTCACACGCCTGCTTAAAGGTCAACTTTATTCGCCGATGGTTACGATTTTGTGCCTTCCGAGTATCCCATTTACAATTCTCTTTAAAGTACCCAAAATCATTATTACGTCTTTCGAGGGTGAGTCCTATAGGACGCTCGCCCATATCCTCAAGAAAATTCGCAAACTTATACCATCGCTCGGCTATACTGATCCCCCTAGCACCGTAATTCTTGAATGACAAACTCCGAGGGTTCCGGCATCTCTGATGCATCGACCTCCAAGAAGAATAAGTTAAAGAATGTTTCCTGTTTCGAGTATGCCCATGCGTAATAGGCCTCCCGGGGTTGTCCCAGGCCAAACAGCCGCAAGATTTGGTGTGCCCTCTCCGCAGGTGAGGGCTTGTCACAACAGAGAATTGCCCACAACTACAAAGACACTCCCAAAGACGGATCCCCTGATGAGTATGGCCCACAATCTTAATTGCGGTCAATCGCCCAAAAACGCTGCCTGCCAAATCAAAAGCCATATAACTTAGGGGTCAACCCACGCCGGTCCGCTAAAGTTAGCGAGTTGATACCACACCCAGTCGTGTTCAGATTCAGTGACGTGGTACATATCGTTCGGACTTGGATTCTTCGGCAGATCGCTGAAAGAAGTTACTTCGCCACGATAGGTGACGGTGATCTCTTGACGGTCGCACGGCATTATCAAGCGCCATGCGGTATTGATTGATATATCCACGAGTTCTTGCGTCGGCGCGGGGGCCGGGTGCCGGGCTGGGTGGATAAACTCAGCACGCCGGACTTCCACTATGGGCGACGTCCTCACCGCCGCTGCCGGAATTGCTGGCGTTCCTGCTGGTGTGCTGGCCGGCGTAACAGTCGGCGCAGGATCCGAAGCAGGAACTGGCGCATGTTTACTGGCGGACCAGCTCAGAATCGAGCACAGCGCCACGATAAAGAACAGACCCAAGAGCCCGAGCATCACCGCATGGCCCCAGGCGCGCGCGTAATCGAGCCAGGAACGCTTTGGAGGCGGAGCTGGTGGTCTACCTAGCATCCGGGCACGCTTGGGCTGTAAGAGCTCGGCACGTGCTAACTCGGGCAGCTCGCAGTCGAAGCCGTTGGTTGAGAATCGTGGTGAAGGCGTCCGTGCTGTGGTGTCCTCTGGGGTTTGTTTTGGCATAGGTTTCTAATGATTGGTGCGCAGAAGCGATGACGAGCTTGGTAACAACGCCCTCGGGTGACATCTTTTGTAGACGGCCATGAGGCCGCTCAGCTCGACGTGCGTGTAGAGCATCGTGGTGTTTAGGTCGCTGTGACCAAGTAATTCTTTGATAACTAATAGATCCGCCCCATGCCTGTACAGGTGCGTCGCGCACGTGTGCCGCAACAGGTGCGGGTAAACCGGTTTTTCGAGCCCGGAAAGAAGACGCGCTTCTTGCAAGAGCTGCCACGTGCGTTGGTACGTTATCGCCTGGGCATTCCAGGATAAAAAAATCGCTTCCCGATCCCGGTTCGTTATGTGCCTGGCACGTGCCACCCGGCGCTTTCGTTCGTCCTCGAGGTACTCAGCTAATGCCGCGGCAGCAGGCCTCCCGAAACAGACGATTCGTTCTTTTTGCCCTTTTCCAAGGACTCGTAAGGTGCGCGCCGCGAGGTCTAAATGTTGCAGGTTCGCCGTGATCAATTCGCTATTGCGTAACCCGGTCGCATAGAGCATCTCAAGAACCGCCTTGTCGCGTAAGGGGAGCACCCGAGCCCTCGATTTCGCCGGCCGCTTCGTAAAATCCACGGCCATTAGTTGCGCCGTCTCCGGCTCGTTTAGAATGTGAGGCAACAGGAGCGGAACCTTCGGAGCGTGGAAGATTAGCGTCGGATCATGGTCCGCAAGGTGGCGGCTCTTGAGGAAGCCAAAAAATGCTTTTAGAGCGTAAACGGTTATCTTCAGTGAGCCAGGGCCCAGACCGCGGACCTTTTCGGCTGCCAGGAAAGCTGCTATTTGCTGGGTCGTCGTCGCCCTAATGGGAGAATCGAGCAGACCGTTTTCGGCCCGCCAAGCGCTGAATTTCAAGAGGACACGCGACGTGAGACCGAAATAGTTGTAACTCAACCCGCGCTCGCTAAGCATGTGATAACCTAACTTCTCGACCAACGCGGCAAAGCAATCGTGGTTCTTGGTTGTCATGATTACTCCAGGCGGTTATTGACCCGGCTTAAGCTCGGGGCACTGCGTTTCTCGGTTAATAGTGCGCCCAGGAATTTCTTGAACGGCTCGCGTGCTCGCGTGATCGGAACCGCGTTCTTTTTGGCCCACAACTTTTCCAGTTGCGGTACTGAGACCGAGCAGGTGGAGAGAAATTCCTCAGTCGAAAACAGCCCGGCCACGTGTTGATGCAGCGCAGCGGTGTCCGCTATCTCGCGACGCGTGTAACCAGGCTCCAGCGCCCAACCCGGAATCGCTCCCGGCGTTTCTTCGAGCACCCGCTTGTAATAGGCTTCAACCTCCTTAAAGAGCGCTTGGGCCCGTTTGATGTTGTCCAACAATTCGGCGGCCTGTTCACCCAAGGGCAGCTCGACCACCTTGGCCAGCATCGCCTGGGCGGCTTGATCTTTTGCCGCAGCGCAGATCAGCCGGGCCGGACAAAAATGACAGTGATCGCCGGGTACTGGATCGCCGGGATCGGCCAGGCTGGCAACGACGACCAGGACCGATTGATGCAATTGCATCAGTTCAGCGCGGCTATAGGTGACCGGCTCAAAGTCGTAGAATGGCGACAGGATCAGGCAAGTCACCTCCGTGATAGATCCGTCCCCCAGAACAACCAAAAGCGCATACAAGCCAAGCTGCGCGTTTTCACGGGGATCAGAGACGCGGTGATTACCGTATTTTTGGTCGAGCACAGCTACTCTGGAGCCCTGGCGCACGACTTCGTCCGGCTTACCGGACAAGAGCGGTCGCAGACCCTTGCGCAACCAGAGACGTTCCTCTCTGACTACTTCAACCGGGAGCGCGCAGTCAGCGGTCCACTGCGTCAGAAAGGCTGCACGCTTGTGCTGGCAAGTCTCCCAATCTTGACGTTCCTTTGGCGACAAAATGTCCGGGCCCTCGACATTAGCCAGATGCTTCTTTGTACCGAGATCAGCCGCGTCGCTACGTTCGTGAGCGACCTGGCCAAGCGCCTTGGCTCGCTTGGTCATTAAATGACTGGCGCGACATTTGACGAGGCGACCGTACTCCGACGCGCTCGGATAGCCGGCCCGCTCGTCGTTGTCGATTACAGCGGGTAAAAGCGGCGCGTGCATCAGGCGGCCACCTTCTGTGCGCGGAGCTCTAGAACCAACGGCGTCACGGTTTCCCAGCTCTCAATGGCCAGCAGCAATGTCTTGTCCGGGATGTCAGCCAGTGTCGTAGCGGTCTTAGCCTCCGGCAGCTGCGCTGTGCGCAAGACATCAAGCATTTCGGCGTCGGTAATCCTGGAGGCCTTAAGCAGCTGCCGGACTTCCGTTAGCGCCTTGGACTCGCTGGCTGTTAGCACAACCGTAGTCTGCGGCTCTACGTTCGCCGGCTTGGCATGCCCGTTGCCATTGCTATCCTTGAGCCCGTAGAAAGAGCGGATCGCGTCACCGAACGTCTTCCAGTCCAGTGGCATCGCGAAGGGCAGCCCAAACCGGTTCTTGGCGTCAAACGCCGGCCGACTCTCGGTATACATGATCCGGACGCCTTCTCCGCGGACCCTGGCTTTTGATCGGCCGTTGCCTTGCTCGCGCACGAGCTCGGTCTCGAACCGGGCAAAGAGCACCGCGTCAGCTGCCTCGCGAACTAGCGCCGCAGCCTTGTCGTTAATCTTGAGCTGATAACGATCGTAAGAGTTGGCGAGATCGGGATCCGCAAAGCTCTTAATCATGCAATGCCCGATCATGAGCACGTGCATCTTATGGTTCAGGGTCGCCAGTTCCTTGAGCAGTGTGCGCCACAGATCGAGCGCGCGGACATAGCCTTTGCCATAGCCGCCGAACGCCTGCTCGATTGATTCTACCTTGGCTTCATCGCAGACCGCTTTCCAGACCAACGGTTCAATCCAGTCCAGACTGTCGAGGACGACCGTCTGGAACTCGTGCTTCTCGGTTTGTAATGCCCGGAGCTGATCCAGGAGATCGCCGATCGTCTCGGTCTGCGGGAACCTGGCGACGTCGAGTTGCTCGGTGCCTCTCTCAGCTCCGACAAAGATTGGATTGGGTGCATGCGAACACATCGAGCTTTTCCCGACGCCGTCTGTTCCGTAGATAAGAGCGAAGATGCGCTGCGGTCGTTTGCCGCGTGAGATTGAGGAAAGGATGTCAGTCATTGAGCGAATTCCCCGTCAGTTTCAAAATCCAAAAGGCGAACCAAGACCAGAGCGTCATTCGGCTCGGCTTCTTGCGCCGGATCGGTGCCACCTGCCACGCAGTCTGCTTGGCTATCGAGA